CAGATGTTGCAGCAATCGCACAGGCATTTGAAAGAGCAGAGCGCCGAATCATAGCGCTTGCGCGAAAAGCGCTGAAGCACTTTCGACAGACGCTTGTGAAGGATGTTCTTGCGGGACATATCTCGTTCTTCGATACACAAGATCTTGCGAATGCATTCCTGGCGGGATTGTTGTCTGCATATATCTTTGGTCGTGCTGCGGCTCTCGGAGAGATCAAAGAGGGGATCAAAAAACATCTTACATTCGCAGAGCCACGCGAGATGACCGTTGATCTTGTGCGGCTGATTGTCACGAAAGACGCACAAATAATTCACAAGCTCTCGCCGATCGTCGTGGACCCGATGCGATACTACTTTGCACCGTCGCGACAGGTGTTGACCTTCCTCGAGGGCTATACTGTGAAGCTCGCGGGAGTGGTTGCACAAGACCTGTTGCGGCACGTGACTAACCTCGTGAGAAAGACGATCGAGGAAGGCATGAGCGAGCGGGAAGCGATCGAATATTTAGAAAAAGCCGCTTTGGATTTTACCGAACGCCGAATCAAGGCGATCGCAAGAACCGAAGCAACGAGAGCGTTTAACATCGGAACGCTCGAAGAAACGAAAGCGAGCCGCGTCGTGGTGGGCTACAGGTTCGATGCGGTGTTGGACGAACGCACGACAGACATATGTCGTGAGCGGAACGGCAGGTTCATCCCAAAAGAAGATGTGGACCTGATCGCATGGAACACACCCCCTTTGCACGTGAACTGTCGTTCGCGTTTGGTCCCAGTAACCGAATTCGATTTTCGTGGAAGCACGATGCCCAAAACCTGGCCTGCAGGACTCATGTCCAAACAACGCGACTACGACGTAGCGACCCTAAAGGCAATACTCGGAAGCGTAGACATCCCGCAAAAGGAAGATTGGGGCCTCGATGACGTGGTGGACACCCTCAAGAAGCTGGGAATCGAGTACAAGCGCAACTACACGCTTGCGGAAGCGAAACGCATCGCAAAAGTAGTCGACCCAACCAACCCGTATGGAGATCCTACAATTACGTTTGAGGCAAACATCGGAGAACCAGGGCGCTACTCCGCGGCTGAAGACATAATTACTCTTCACCCCGAAGAACACGATTTTGTGACTATCGTCCACGAAGCGCTACACCGACACGGAATCACTCGCATGGGTAAACCCTGGCCTCTGGAGTACGAAGAGGCGGTCGTGGACGCGATGGCTAAATACATCGCGTGGAAGATGTTTCCGCAACAGGTGTGGTACGCAGGATATACGCGAGAAGCTCTTTGGGCTCTCACGCAGGCAGCAAGAAAAGGCGGAATTGGAAAGTTCGTGAAAACTGCCTATCGCGTCCGCGCACAAGGAAAGAACTTCGACGAGCTCAAGCAGTTGTGGGAGACGATGGGCAAGGATGATTACGCCTTCCTCGCAAGCTTCGTGGAAAAGAACGAGAAGAAGTTCAGGAAGTACATCGAGAAGTACGCCGAGGAGGAGATACCTGCGGGGTCTGAAGCGTACAAGCACGCAGTCAATTACTACGTTGAGAAAGCAAAAGATCCCAAGCAACTCCAGAGGATGATCGAGTACAAGGAGCGAGGAGCTTGGTACGTGTCGCATGCCATTCAAATGATGCTTTTGGACACTTTCAAATGAGGGGGGATGAAAGGTGCGGCGTTGGGAAGAACTGCAGGTGATTTTGGATGAGCTCCACAGGCGAATAGTCCAAGATCCGCAAAATGCAGACAGGTATGTCGAGCAAACGAAGCGTCAATACAACATCACGAAAGACGAAGAGCCACTTCTTCAACACACCAAAAAAGATGCCGTTCGTTTAACAACAAAACTTTGAGGAGGTGTGGCAATGCGCTGTGTGACAAAACTTCAGGAAGTGGGTTATGAGATCTGGCACAACATCCTACCAGTTGGCGAGTTCCACGATCCGCGCTACGGGAAAGTCACCATAACCCGCGAGATGATCGAGCAGATGGCGGAAAACTTCAAGAAAGGGATTCCCCACTACGAGCCTCCAATAAACATTGGGCACAACGACGAGCTGGGCGCGTACGGCAAGATCGTGGACGTTGAAGCGAGAGAAGACGGTTTGTGGGCAAAGCTCTCCTTCACGGAAGAGGGTTTGGAGCTTGTGAGGGAAGGAAAGTTCCGCTATGTTTCTGCGGAGTTCGTGGAGGACTACGTGGACAAAGAAACAGGCAAAAACGTTGGGTATGTTTTGGTGGGAGTTGCACTAACGAACAGGCCCGCGCATCCTGCAGTGAAACCCCTGACACTTCACGAGAGGCTGAGGGAGGCGGTACGGGTGTTGGCTGAGTGGCTGGGTTTGGCGGATGACGTGCCGCGTTGGCCTATTGACGAAGAATCGCCCTGGGAATGGGACTGGGCAGACGACGCGAACGCAATCATCGAAAAATACGGCTGGGAAGGACTGGCAAAAGCGTGCGCGTATGTGGACATGAAGAACTTTGAGAAAGGCGAGAGTGGCTATCCCGAGACAAAGGAGGCGTACAAACTTCCGTTCGCAAAGTTGAAAAACGGCCGCATGACAATCTACAAGCGAGGAGTCATCGCGGCGATGGCGGCACTGTTAGGCGCACGAGGAGGGGTCAAAATTCCCCGTGACGAGCGAAAAAAGGTGTACGAGAAACTCGCGGCGCTCTATCGCCGCATGGACATGGAACCACCTGAGTTCCATTACGCCGAGGAGGTGACAAAAGTGGAGCTCGAGGAAAAGGTGACACGGCTCGAGGAGGAAATCAAAGCCCTGCAAGAGGAAAAAACAGACCTCGTGAAGAAGCTTGCGGAACTTGAAAGAGTCAAGGGGGAGCTTGAACGAAAGCTCCTCGAAAACGAGATCGAGACTTGGGCGAAAGAGTGGTTGGCTCGAGGTGTTGTTCCTGCTGTAGTGGAAAAATTCAAGACCCTGGCTTTGCAAGAGCCCGTGAAACGCAAAGTGTTTGACGAAGTCCTTGCCGTCCTCGCAAAACCTGAGAACCTCAAGCAGTTAGGCGAAGAGGTGAATGACCCCATTCGCGAGGCAATCATGAAAGCTGACAAAATTGCGAAGGTATTAGGAGGTGAAGGTTAATGGACTGGGTATTTCTTACTCGGTTGTACAGACAAGTCCCTGTTGCCCCAGGCTGGCTGACAAAGCAGCTGTCGAAGAACGTGGATTACTCCCCAATTCCGAAGGTCAGACTGGTCTCCGAGACCAACTCTCTGAGCATGGCAACGCTGGGAAATGTGTACGACTCTCCCGTCGCAGTTAGCACCACGGTGAATCTGTCAGAGACCCTTGTGAACCCTGCGCAGATCTTTGAGTACGACGACATCACCGAACAACTCATCTTCGCAGAGAACTACAACCCACAGGTCTTGGCGATTTCCAATGCAGGCGATGTGATCTCCTCGAAGGACTACCTCTATTGGAAGAAGCTCACGACCCTGAAGCAGCGAGTTCAAAACCGAATTGAGTGGATGTTTGCAAAAATGATCAGCACGGGACAGATACAGTACAACGACGGAACCCGCCAGTTCCAAGTGAGCTTCGGAGTCACACCAACGACATACAACCTCACGAGCACGACAAAAATCGTTTCGGACCTGCGTGAGATGGTAAAGGAGATGAAAGCCGCAGGCCATAGCCCTGAGTTCATCCTCATCACAGACGGTGTGGAACGCGCCTTGTGGGACAACACGCAGTTCACGAAGGCACTGGACAAGACGGGTGCAAGCATCGCCCAAATGAGATACCAAGAAGTGAAAGACCCCTTCGTCATGTTTGTCGCGGCTATAGAGGGCCTGCCTCCGATCTATCTGTACACGGGCGAAATCGGCGGCGAGTCGCTCATCAGCGGCGAGAAGATCATCCTTGTCGATCCGAACGCAGTCGGAATCGCATACGGTGCAATAGTGAACGCACATCTCGACAAGAACATGAACCCGATACAGGCCGATGTGGTGTCTTGGGAGGAAGTCACAGACTTCGGCGCAAAGAAGAGCCTCTTTGTGATGAGCAGACCGCTTCCGTACATTTTGAGCGCGAACGGCGTGATGATCAAGAACGTAACCATTGCATAATCCGTGAGGGGGGATCCCCCCCTCACTTAAGGGGTGAAGCGAATGATAACGGTTGACAAAATCCGACTGCTTTTGCCTGACAACGTGCTTGTGGCCCTCACGGACGATCAGAAAACAGGCGAGATAAACGAGGCCTTGGTAGCGGAAATAATCAACGACGGGTATCGCTTTGTGCGTGCGCTCACCCCCAACTTAGAAGAAGGCCTCCTGGACGAGTGTGTCAAAAACTATGTGCTTGCGAGCTTGTACAAACTCGCAGGTTTGGACGAAAAAGCACAAGCCTTTCAAGATCTCTACGCTGCGATGTTGAAGAACTTTGCAAGCACAAAGAAAGAAAACGAAGCCATCGCTGTTGCGAGCTACGAACAGCAATTCACGGCCGAGGAACTAAGTAGGTGGTAAGGGTGCAGATAGTGATCGAATTCGAGAATTCGGAAGTGAAACACTTGCTCCAGCTTGCGTACGAGCAGTTCTCAGATCTCAGCCCCCTCATGCGCGAGATCGCGCAGCTCATGCGGCGCGCGGTTGAAAAGAACTTCGAGGCGGAGGGACGAGACGAGTCAGGAAGAACTGGTACATGGGAACCCCTCGCTCCATCCACGCAGAAACAAAGAGCGAGATATAAAGGTCCTGCTCTCGCAGCTCACCCTATTCTCGAATACACAGGTCGTCTGAAACAAAGTTTGCACACCGATCACGGCCCGTATCACGCGGCGGTACAGACAGGCGTGAAGTACGGGGTCTTTCACCAAACAGGCACTCGCAAGATGCCCGCAAGACCTTTCCTGCTGATCCCAAAACCCGATTTTGAGGAAATCGAGAAGTACGCGATGCAATGGGTTAAGAAGGTGACACGATGAGAGAGATTTTGGAACAAGTTCTGACGAATGCAGGATACAAAATCGTGCGTCCTGAAATGCTTGCCCCAGGTCTGGTGGCGATCAGGTTAGCCGAAATCACCTGTATGCCGCTCACGTTCGGACGCGTGCGGCGACTCTACACATTCCTCGTCCTAACTCGCACAAACACGCCTAATGAGACGGTCCAAGTGGCGAAGGAACTCATGAATGTGTTATATGCGAACTTCGAAGAGGTTGGATCTATTCGTGCACAGTTTGAAGAAGAGCTCGTGGTGATAAGCGTTCAACTTGCTGAGGAGGTGTGAATATGTACGTTGGAGCGAAATCTTCTCTCCTGCTGGGAATCGAAACGACTTTTGGCACACCTGCGACGCTGAGATACAGAATCCCCTTTACGAGTGAAAGTATAAACTACAAGCTCGACGTGCAGACGTCTGAAGCGCTGCTGGGGTTTCGAGGGCCTAAGGCGCTCGTCCCAGGCAAATTAGGTGTGGAAGGTACAATCGAAGCAGAGGCGTACCCCGAAACGACAGGGGTTCTGTTCTACCTTGCACTTGGAAAGCAGGAAACCGCAACAGACCATACAAAAATAACCCCAATTGGTCTCACGGAGGACTTGCCGTCTGCAACAATTCAAGTCGACCACGGCGGTCAAAAAATTCACTACACAGGCGTGAAAGTGAATCAGCTGACTTTCTCGGGATCTGTGGGTGCAATCCCCAAGCTGAGCCTTGACGTGGTCGGCGTAGACGAAATAATGGGAGGAGCCACGGAAGGAACACTCACAGTGCCAGGAGATGAGCCATTCTACTTCAAAGAGCTCAAGCTGTATACAGATCAGTTCGTGACCACAACGGATTTGTACTCCTCGATCGAACTCACAATCAACAACAACCTCGATACGGACGACTACAGGTTGGATGGAACTGGCAAGCGAAAGAGCCTGCCAGCACAGCAACTCGAAGTCACGGGCCGAATTGACATCATTTTTGCCTCAAGCGTCGTCAGCGGAGAATATAGCAAGTTCAAGAACCTCACAGACGCGGCGCTGGGCATCGAGTTGCAAAAGGGTACAGGGAAGATACAGATCTATCTGCCTCGCGTGCGGTTCACGGAGATCACCCATGACGTGCGCGGGCCTGAAAAGATCGTCCTGAACGCTTCCTTCACGGCCCTCCTTCCTACAACTGGCAGCATAATCGAGGTACGTGACTACGTCGACACAAACGGATACTGAGGGGGGAAGTGAATGCTCTTTGCGCGGAGTGAAACAATTCGACTCTATCTGAAGAACAAGCAGGTCACGGATGAACAAACAGACACGTGGATTGAGGTTCCAAAAGAACTCACGGCCTACGAAAGAGAACTTGCTCTCAAGGTGTTCAAGAACAGCAAGATCGAGATCTCGGAGGTCGAGGGCCGAAGAAGCGCGTTTGTAGACCTCGCAAGCCTTGAGGTCATCCCGTACGAGTTTTTGGCGCGCATCATAAAGGCTTGGTCTGAGAGTGTTCCCGTCACCATCGAAAATCTCAAACAAGTGGAGGCCATCACACTCCTCAACATCTGGCAGTATCTGAGGGAGCTATATGCGCTTGGTTGAGCTTGAAGGCGGGTGGGTCGTGCTCCGCCCGCTTTCTGTTCGAGGTTGGCAACTTCTGCAACAGGGCGAAAGTATTGTGTGTCTTAGCCTACACATCGCAGAATGGAGCGAAAAAGAACCCGTTTCTGTCGGTGCGGTTCAGAGATTGCGCGCAGATGTGCACGATAGGCTACTCTACGAACTTCGCCAAACCGTAGAACCTGTTTTCTCCATGGATAAAGATCTCCTTCGGCGGTACATCAGGATGTTTTTGAAAGGCATTCGAACCCCCCAGGATGCAACCCACGCATTTCTTGTGGACAACTATTTTTGGCTCGCTCAGTCGATGTGCGATCACAAAGGAAACATTGTGACCCTTCCCGAGAAGGGAGGCTGGCTGGACCAACCCTTAGACTGGGCATTTGTGCTCGCAATGTATAGGCTCGAGTTTGTGGAGTATTTAGCAGCACAGCAAAGGAGCGTGAGAAGATGATCAATCAGGCTACTTTGGCAATAATTTTGCGTGCAATAGACAACGTGACTCCCGAATTGAAAAAGGTCGAGGGTGGCCTAAGGGGTTTCGAAGAAAAAGTCGGACGGTTTTCACAAGCCGTTGGGACCGCAATCAAAAAGGTCAGCTTTGTGGTCGGGGGTCTCTCAGGACTGGTGTCAACAACGACGCTTTTAGGTGCACGTTTCGAAAAGGCGTTTCAAAACGCGCTCACGATGTTCGATGCAACACAAGAGGAAATAGAGGCCCTCCGAAAGACCATCGAGCGCCTTGCTCCCGCATACGGTGTGTCGTTCGAAGAGCTTGCAGACACACTGTACACGATCGGTTCTGCGAGTGTGTCGGCTCGAGACGCGGTGGACGCTCTCGAACAAACGGTGCGTGCAGCGATAGCGGGCGCAACCAACGCCAACCTAACCTTTCAAAGCGCGATAGGAATTATAAACGCATACGGGATGAGTATAGAAGACCTCAACACTGTGTATGCGATGCAATTCGAAGCCGTGAAAAAAGGCTTGCTCACATTCGAGGAGCTCGCGAGAGACGTGGGACAGTGGATCCCCGCCGCACGAAACTTGGGCGTGAGCTTCCGAGAAGGCCTTGCGGGATATATCGCACTCACAACCGCAGGTATTCGTTCCTCAGAGGCCGCAACCGCAGTGGAAGCGGCGTTTAGGGACTTGCTGCTAAAGGCTGGAGACCTTATAGAAAACGTGGAATTGCAGTTGTTCGACGCAGAAGGCCAATTCGTCGGTCTTACGAACCTCATCGAACAGCTTGTGGAAAAAATGCAAGGCATGACTGACGAAGAAAGATCCAACTTTATATATCTGATGAACATTACGGCGACAGGATCGCGTGCCATATTGACGTGGGTCAACAACTTTGAAAAGTACAAGGAAGTTTTGGACGGCATTCAGGGTAGTCACGATGCGTTGCTTGAAGCGTTTGAAAAGCAGACGCGCAGCATCTCGTTTTTGCTAAATCGGCTCAAGGTTTCACTGCAAGCGCTGGGTCTTACGGTTTTTCAAGCGTTGCGTCCTGAACTGGTACGCCTCTTAACGATGATAATGGACAAAATTGCGGGTTTCACACGCTGGATCGAACAAAACAGAGAACTCGTGGGTAAGCTCGTTTGGGGATTTCTGAAACTTGGAGCCGTGCTTTTGGGTGTTCTTGTGCCTTTGAAGTTCTTTGCGGAAATGATTCGGGCTATGGCTCATCCCGTTGTACTCGTCCTGACGGGGATTGCAGGCGCTATGGCGGGCATTTGGAAACTTCAGAACCCAAAGGCAGGTTTGATCGACTTTCTTACCTGGATTGTGGAAATAGGACAAAAGGCAGTAGACTTGTTCAAGACTTGGGGACAGGAGATCGCGCAACTCATGGAAGCTCGTGGTGCAACCTCCTTCTGGTCCAGACTTGTGGTGTTCTTCGAATGGCTGTTCACGAAGATTGGCCAAGGCGCAGAGATATTCTTGACGTGGCTTGGAGAAAAGCTCCTTGCGCTACTGAAGTGGCTGTGGGAGCAAATTAAGGCAGGTTCTGCGGAACTTTGGGATTGGTTCAAGGAGATGCTCGCCATTTTGGGCCAATGGCTGTTTGAGTCGATTGTGGTTCCTATTGTGGATGCTCTGCAGCAAATCTTCAAAAAGAGCGTCGACTGGATGAAAGACGTAGGCGAAGGCATACTCGGAGGGCTCAAAGCAGCGGGACAAGGCATTGCGACCTTTGGCGGCTGGCTCATTGGGAAGGGATGGCTTTGGGGCAAACAAGAGGGAGGCTACACTGGAGAAGGCCCTGAGAATGAACCTGCAGGCATTGTGCACAAAGGCGAATACGTCGTGCCAGCTTGGATGGTGCGAAGGTATCCGCAATTCGTAGCTGTATTAGAAAACATTCGCAGACGCGGATACAAACAAGGCGGTTACGTGGGCGGCGGACTTCTGACAGGAGGGCTCTTCGACGAATTGATACGCATAATTGAAAGCCTCGAGGCCGCTTCGACTCCGCAAGAGTCTCCAAAACGCTGGTGGCATGACTTCTTCGACGCAGCACAGAAGGGCTTTGAGCGGTTTGCGAATTGGTACAAAAACACGTTTATCGCTGACTTGCTTGCCCAGATGGAGCAGTTCAAAAACGATGTGTCCGCTTGGATACAACAACTTGGAAGCACCCTCCTTCAGCTTCCAGGCGGAAACATCCTATTCGACATTGTGATGACGCTTGTGAGTCTGTTCAGAAACCTCGAGAGCGTAGCGAGGCTCCTGAACCCCCTGGGAGTCCTCTTGGAAGGGATGATGAAAGTCTTAGGGCCTGTTATAGATCGCGCGCTCATGCCCTTCGTTCATCTGCTGACGCTTTTAGGGCAAGTTCTCGGAACGCTTCTTGTGCCTATCTTAGAGCCGTTCTTGGGCCTGCTGCAACTGCTGGCGGAAATTTTCCTCTGGCTGTACAACGTGATCTTGAGACCTATCGCGCAAGGGTTGTATATCGTGTTCTCGGTCATCGCAAACGCGTTCAATGTTTTGTATAACGTCGTTTCGGACATAGTGAAAGTGCTGACCTTTGGGCTCATTGATTTGGGGAAGAGACAAGTGAAAACGCTGGAGCAGATCATAAAAGAGGCCCAGGACAAATTCCCCGAAATCAAGCCAGGCACGTTTGATATGGGCGAGTATGGGCAGCAGTACACCGCGACAGTTACAAGAACAGGACCCGAAACGGTGTACAACATCGTGAACCTGTACGCGAACGAAAGCTTCATCATGGATCACAGGAGCAAATTCTACGACTTTCTCGCCGAGGCGGTTCAGGAGCTGATCGACACAGGCCAAATCAAGTTCGCGTGAGGAGGGATAACATGGTTCAGAGCACGGAAAGGCCTGCGAGGATCCACATCATTAGCGTCCGCGACGACATAAAGGCAAACAAATGCGTGGTTCAATACGCAATGAACTTTGCGATAACGGAAAAGCAAATCGAAGAACAGATACCCGACCCCGAAACAGGCGAGACAATAACCCAGACCAAAACGGTGTTTGAGTATTACCAAATCACCTCGGAACTCACGCTTGATTTGTTCTTGAAGCCGTTCCTTCTCGATGCGCTAAAACATATCTACGAACAACTTGAACCGACAGTGCTGGAACGAATCAGCTTTGCTGCCGCGGACATTCCAAAGGAACTCGACTGGTGAGGTGAAAGTATGGCACTACACAAGCTTTCCTACGGGCTCATATACAACGACAACGGTTCTTTATGTGTGACCGTGCGAGAGGACGACGTTCCCTTCCCAGGCGTGCGAAGCTTTGCGGTGGAGACGGCTACGAATAACATATGCTCCACGGTCGCAGATCCGTTTTCTCAAGCGATCTTTACGACGGCTTGGATGGGTTTGGGAACACAACTTACACAAATTTCAGGCGCAGGATTATTCGGATCTCATCTAACACGAGCAACGAAAACAGCAAATATGACTGAAAATTATGTATCAGCCGCACAACCGTTTAATGTCAGCGTGTCGGAAGGACAACAAATCACTTATAGCGTATATGCGAGGACATATAACCGCAGTCAAGCATCAATGAGGTTAGCGTTTTATATTGGTAATCAGTGGCAAATCAGTAATTTGATATCAATCTCTCACGAATGGCGAAGAATAACGTACACTATAACAGCTCCAACAAGTGCGTCAAGCTTCATTGTATATAATTGGATTCCTCAAGATACGATTAACGAAGGCGAAGGATTCGAAATATGCTTACCGCAAATAGAAATACTGTCTTTCCCCACCTCATTTGTTGCCAACTCAAGACCCACAGGCAAGCTTTACTTCCCGCTTTCGCAACTTGGGTTTGACCCTGCGAACGACGAATGGGTGATCGCATATTGGAAGAAGCCGACAAGTACGGCTAATAACACGCGGAATGGGTACAACCTTTGTGCAATTGGTTATTGGACGAGTGACCGCAGTGTGGGTTACATCTACTGGGGAAAGGTAAGTAATTCTAATGCGTTTGTAGTAGATGTGACGTACAGTGATGGTACCACTGATAGCAACGCTTCTCCCACCTTCAATCCAAACTGGTACTTTAACAATTGGCATTTTGAGGTACTTCGCAAAGCAGACGGTAAGCTCGAGTACTGGGTAGACGGTATTAAGCAATGCTCACTCACTCTAACAAAACCACTAAAAGCGTTCACAGAAGGTTTGTATGTGGGTGGATTCAAAGGTGCAACCGCTAACAACGCTCTCTTTGCCAACCTCTACTGGGGCAAGGCGAAAGATTCCGCTGGAAACTTGATCTGGACCGACGATTACATTCAAACCTTGTACAACGCACGCCAGCCGTTCGCGATACCTCCGAAACTGCCCATCACCTGAAAGCGAGGTGGGATCGTGCTCCCAAGCTTGGGCGTAGACACAACGTACGCAACGTTCTATAGGCACCCAACACGTCATAAAAAGATCGTTTTCCTTGCCAAAATAGACGGCCAGAACTGGTACGATTTGAGNGACTTCGTGCGAAAGGTGCATATCAGCAATAGAATCGAAGTCCTTCAGGCTCCCGCGGTTGACGAAGCTGTAGTAACCGTTGCAAACGTCAACAACGCATTCACTCCAACGCAGTACAACGATACGTTCAATCCTGCTGTAGGGAAACTCAACGGCACGCCTGAACAAGCGTATCTCGGCAAAGTGTGGGAAGTACAGCTTTTTGCTCTTGTGTCCAAGTTCGACACATCAGGCCTTCCGCTCCCTGAAGAAAGCATCGCGTATTTTCGCCAATCGCTGGTAGACCTTTTGAACGGAATCTATCCTAACGGCTACACACCCGACGGAACGGAAAACTACTTTCTGATCCCCCTCTTTCGAGGGTGGAAACCTGCAGATGGGATTGAGGAACAGCACCGCACGGCAAATATACATCTGAAAGACATGCTCTGGATCACGACACGAAAAGGACCCGAAAACCCGCTGCTTTATACGGGGTACACCCCTACGCAGATACTCCAGGACATTCTCGTTAACAGGTGCGGGTTTGACCAAAACCTTTTGGATCTGCAGCAGCTTTCTACAACGTGGGATCTCTTCGTCGCCGACAACACAAAAACATGGTGGCAAATTTTGCAAGAGATCACACAAGCCGCAGGGGGAAAGCTCACCTGTGCGCCAAACGGACGGATATGCTTCAGAACACGCATCGAAAACTACTCAGACCCTACCCCCGTGCTGACAATCACGGAAGATGTCGTCAAAACCTACACCCTTGAGAAAAAGAGACAATACAACCGCATAGTCGTCAAGTCAGAAGGCTACAAAGTTGGCTCGCGGGAGTTGGTCATCGATCACGAACTCCGAGGAGACAACGCGAAGATCCAGCCAGGTACAACGGCGTCCTTTGAGTTCGAATACACAAGCGAATACATAAAAGACCCAAGTAATTACGTGAAACTCAGCTATGCGAACGAGTACGGTACTCCCCTCGCAACAGACGCGACATTCCATGTCGACACAAGCGACTCGTACTTGAAACTCGAAAGTATGTCCGCGTATCCGAACAAGCTTGTGTTGAAGATCAAAAACCTCTCGTCTGTCGTCGTTCAGCTCACACACGTAAAGTTCGAGGCCACTCCCATAAGAAAGCAATCCGA